ATCTATTGCTCTGCTCTCTTTGTTCACTCCCCAACCATGGCTTCTAATATCCCCGCCCTCTCTTCTCTCCCCTCTAAGGGACTTGCCTACCTCGTCCTTCCCCCGGGACACGGAAAGACCGTACGCCATAGTCCCGCCTTTGGCCTTTACGAAGCAGACCAAGTGGTGCACTGCCGAGGGACTCCGGAGCTTTCTCGCCGTCGGGACGAGGCCCGAGCTACTGGTCACTGGGCCATGTACGATGCCCTCTGGGGATACCTCCTGTACGTCTCTACTCCCCCCTCTAGTGTGGTCATGGTCCCCACCGCTGAGGTAGGAGTGGCCATGGGGGCCAAGTTCCTGGGGGCTGCCTACCTTCCCATGGAACAGTGGGAGTCAAATCTGCTTGACCGGAAAGGGAGCACAGACAAGTATATGGGCTGTTACCAGGACGCCCAGCAAGTGGGAGTGCTGATGGACACCAACGAGAAGCTGACCACGTATGTACTAGAGCGACTAACTCTCTGGAGACGAGGCTCTACTCTTCTTTGGGAGCTTATGCCTGAGGCGAGGGCTCCCAGAGGTCTTCGACCTCACTCCTCCACACTAGGCCTGTAGCCTAAACACCAACCGGCTCAAGCATGTTCTCCTTCGGGCAAGGGGCCTCTCCTCGTACCGGTGCTTATTAAGAAAAATCACGTGAGACACTAGATCTCGTGTATCTTTGCAACCATGAGCCTTCCGGAGACTACCCTGTCAAACCCTCTCATTGATGCTGCTTATGGGCAGTTCTTGGAAGTGTACCATCGTCTTCGTCCTCCTCGCCGAATGGAGACGGAACACCTTGCACATAAGCTCTTGCAGACACGGACTGGTCCCTCCGCCGACCTTGTCCGGAGGCATGTAACCCGGGACACGCCAGCCCTGTCTAAGCTTGGCCTAGACCGGATCCCCCCTGAGCTTGCCCAAGTCTACCTTCGTGATGTCGGAGCTGTCTGTCATGACCAGTGGGCGTCTATCTCGGAGCGTCTCCGGGACATGTCCGCCACTGACGGCCCCCCTCTCCCGGTGGTGCCTCTTCTATCCCTACATTTAGACAAGCAACTGGTTCAGGAGTTTCAGCAGGCCCTTTACTGGCTCAATGTGGTGGACCATATCGTGTCCTCGGCCCGGACAAAGGGGTGGACTGAGTGGGATGGTAGCTGGTTTTCTAGGCGCTTGTGTCTTATCGCGTGGAAAGGAACCTATACTCTGCTGACCACCGATGTGTGTCTCATGCTTAAAGATATGATGTACTCCCGCTTCATCATTCACCTATACTGCCGACTGGATACACGCAGGAAGCACCTTAGCCACAAACTGGCGCAATACGTTGAATGGGGACGAGCTGTGCTGGAGGACCTTGGGAATGAGGGGTATGAGGTACTGAAAGGGATAGAGGCACTGACTCAGACTGCCCTAATTCAGAGGGAGGAGGTAATTCTGGACGGAGATGCTCAGCACCAGTCCATGCTTCAGAAGTATCGAGAGAAGGAGCTGAAGATGGGGGGATCAGGGAGACATATCTCCGCCTTGGAGGCATACCTTCAGTCGTTCGCAGATAGCCGTGACTTAGCAGAGGCCTTTGGTTTCCTAAAGCTGTGGGGCCACCCCTATGTGGACCCTGTGGCGGGGTGCGTGTCGGCGCGGGACATCGCCAAGCAGAACCTGAACCTGCGGCTAGGCGACTGCATGAGGCTGGAGTGGAGCTTCTGTCACATCTACTGTAGAGGCTACCTCAAAAAAAATAGAAGATGGCCACCTCTCGCCTTCACCCCCAAACCCACGGGGGAGAAAACACGACTACAGCTACTCTATGATAAGTCCCATCCCGCCCTGGCCTTTGGCTTCACCCAGTATGACGCAGAGGACTGGAACTGGGTCCGGTTTACTCCTCACCAAACGTTTGATGAGGGGGAGGACATCTTAAGCCTTGTGGTGGATAAGTCACTCTCCTACGATAGGGAACACTTTGATGCCACCTGGGGTGTCTCCCTCAACTATCGCCCCCCTCGTCCCCCTACCTCCTCCCGTGTAATGGAAGAGCTCATTACCCGCCCTATCATTGACTTACCAGCCATAGTGTCACGGGTGGCACAGAGGGACATTCCCCACAAGTGGAAGATAGTGACCGTCTGCCCTAAGGAGCGGGAAATGAAGCTTCAGCCGAGGATGTTCTCCATGATGGTTCTCGAAATGCGACTTTTCTTTGTACTCACTGAGCACAACATTGCCAAGGGCATTTTTTCGAGCCTCCCAGAGCAGACCATGACCCTGTCCCGACAGGAGCTCATAGACCTGTTTCTGCAATCCACTCGCCCGACTCCTGGTTCATGGGTAAGGGCAGTGTTGGGTATTGATTTCTCTCGATGGAACCTCCAGTGGAGAGAGGAGACAGTACACCCAATTGGGAGGCGGATGGACCAGATCTACGGAAAGCCTGGTGTCTTCTCTGTGGTGCATACCTT